CGCGGGCCCCTGCGGTGTACTATCAGAATCCCGGAGTCGTCTGATGACCATTTCTGTCTGCATGATGGTGCGTAACGAAAGCGAAGTGCTGGCCGCGGCGCTGCGCAGTGTGGCGGGCCTGGCCGACGAGGTCATCGTCGTGGACACCGGCTCGACCGACAACACGGTGGAATTGGCGCGGGACTTGGGCGCGACGGTCATCACAGGCGGCGATAGGCGCAACAAGGCCAGCGGGCGCAACTTGGGGCTGGACGCCGCGACCGGGGACTGGGTGGTGATCCTGGATGCCGACGAGCAAGTGGCCGATGCACTGGGCGTGCGCCGGTTCCTGGAGACAACTGAGGCGGAGTCGGTTTACATCAAAGAGACGCACATGGTAGGCGACCAGCCCACGTCCTGGTTCCACCAGATGCGCGCCTGGCGGCGGGGGGTACTGAGGTATCGGTATCGGGCGCATGAAGTACCTATCAAAACAGGGACTAACTGGCCCTCCACGGTACTGACGGACTTCGTGTGGGAGCATCGCCCGCCTGGTAACCGGCTGTGGAAGCGCGAGCACATGCTGATGCTGCTGTGCATGGACGTGGAAGAGAACCCGCACGACGCGCGGCCTTACTATTACTTGGGCCGCGAGTACGTCTATCTCAAGGCGTGGGACGCGGCGCTGGACATGCTCAATCGTTATCTGAGCCTGGCCTCGGAGCAGGACAATGACCGGGCTGAAGCCTGGGGGCATCTGGCGACGTGCTATCTGGGGCAGGATAAGCCCGAGGAAGTGCGGCGGTGCTTGCACCAGGCATTGGCGCTGCAGCCGCAGCGACGGCATTGGTACGGCTGGCTAGCTCAGAACTACCACGACCAGGGGCTGCACGAACAGGCGGCGGGGCTACTCCTGACAGCGCGGCGCTTGCCGTATCCGCAGACAGGCTACGTCGATGAGTTGTGGTACAGCACGCCGCATCTGCCGGACTTGCTGGCGCGCTGCCTGTATTATGCCGGTCGCAAGGACGAGGGCTTGGCGTTCGCGCGGGAGGCATTGGCGTTGGCTCCCGAGGATGCCAGGCTGCAGGCGAATCTAGCCTTCTTCGAGCAGGGGTAACCCGATGGCTGTACTTGATCTCCGTCCCGCGGGAACGCCGGGAAAGCCAGGACCTACGGGTCCGACTGGCCCAACTGGCCCAACTGGTACTACTGGCGCGCAAGGAGAGCAGGGCACCGCGGGGGCCACTGGTCCGACCGGGCCCACGGGCACCACAGGTGCGCAAGGTATCCAGGGCATCCAAGGCACCGCGGGGGCGACTGGTCCCACGGGTCCCACGGGCACCACAGGTGCGCAAGGTATCCAGGGCATCGCGGGGGCGACTGGTCCGACCGGGCCAACGGGCACCACGGGGGCGCAGGGTATCCAAGGCGCCGCGGGGGCGACTGGTCCCACGGGTCCCACCGGCACCACAGGGGCGCAAGGCATCCAAGGCGCCGCGGGGGCGACTGGTCCGACCGGGCCCACGGGCACCACGGGTGCGCAAGGTATCCAGGGTATCCAAGGCACCGCGGGAGCCACAGGTCCGACCGGGCCCACGGGCACCACTGGCGCGCAAGGGGAGCAAGGGACAGCGGGAGCCACAGGTCCGACCGGGCCCACGGGCACCACAGGTGCGCAAGGTATCCAGGGCATCCAAGGCGCCGCGGGGGCGACTGGTCCGACCGGGCCCACCGGCACCACAGGGGCGCAAGGCATCCAAGGCATCCAAGGCACCGCGGGAGCGACTGGTCCCACGGGTCCCACGGGCACCACGGGTGCGCAAGGTATCCAAGGCACGGCAGGAGCCACGGGGCCAACTGGTCCCACGGGCACCACCGGAGCATCTATCACGGGTCCTACAGGCACCACGGGTGCGGCTGGACCCACCGGCCCCGCGCCAGCCGGGCAGATCATTCTTACCGCCGCGGGCGGCTGGCCTTCGCTGACGACTGGTTGCGCCGCGCCGACGCAGATCGACAGTGGCACATACGACGTGGATTTGTGGGTGCTGGACTTTGACCCTGCGGCGGACGAGAACGCCCAGTGGTCGCTAGTTATGCCGTCTGATTACAACGGCGGCACGGTGACGGCAGTCTTTTACTGGATTGCCAACTCGTCGTCTACCAACGGGGTAGCCTGGTTCATTCAGGGGAACGCGTACGGCGACAATGAGGCAGTGGACTTGTCCTGGGGCACCGCGGTGGGCGTGACGGACGCGAACAACGGCACACACAAGCTCAACATCTCGCCCGCCTCCGCGGCAGTGACGCTGGCCGGTTCGCCCGCAGCCTCGGAACTGGTGCAATTCCGTGTGTATCGGGATGTTAGCGATGGCGCGGATACGCTGGCCGTGGATGCGCGGTTAGTCGCAGTCAAACTTTCATTCACGAGGGCCTGATGCTTTCTGTTACAGCGTTCTTCACGCAAGACGGCGGGGCGCCTGCCACGGGTTTAGCCCTGGCAGACGTAGCCTTGTACTTGACGGCGATTGCCAAGGCGAACGGCGCAGCTACGGTCATCTGGGACGGCACGCAGCATCCTAGCGCGGAGGTGGCGGGCCTGGGGCTGTACTTGCGGCAGTACAGCGGTGAGGACACGGTCCTGTACGACTACGTGGCTGGGGCGCTGTATACCGGAGCGGCAGAGTTGGACACTGACTGGACGACCGGTGTCTTGGCCGCGCCTGTCAAGACGGATGCGGCTGGGCGGGTGGAAATCTCATCCGCTACTGATAAGAATACACTGGATGACCTAACGCTCAATCCGACGCTGGCGATTTCGCAGGCGGAGGCGCTGAGCGTGGCGGAGGGGGATCTGGCGCTGGCGACCTATCACGAGTTCAGCCAGACAATCACATCCACCTCCACGGATAATCTGGGCACGGCGGTGCTGGCCCTGGGGATCAAGGTGCGGGCGACAGACGCCGATACGGCGGCGATCCTGCTGGTGCGCTCGGACACGGGGCTGAGCCGGGTCAACGGGGCGGCGTACGCGACGCCGGCGCATGGCACGCTGACGGTGAGCGGGTCGAGCGGCGACTGGGAGATCACGGTCACGGTCACGGCGGCGGTGGCGGGACTGCTGGAGAGCTACAGCGGGCGGGAGCTGCCGAGCGAGCTAAAGAATCTGACGACGGACCGGGCAGTCTGGACGGGCAAGACGGCCGTGACGAGCGGGATCGTGAAGGCGACCGCGTAAAGGGGGGACGATGCGCGGGTTGACGGTGGTGACCGGGCCGGCAGTGGAGCCGTGGACGCTGGACGAGGTGCGCGGGCACCTGCGGGTGGAGCACCATGACGAGGACCTGCTGATCGAGGGGCTGCTGCGGGCGGCTATCGAGCGGGTGGAGCTGATCGCGCAGCGGAGCCTGATCACGCAGACGCTGGAGGCGCGCTATGATGCGTTTCCCGGCGGGCGGGCGTTGACGCTGCCGCGGCCGTGCCAGAGCGTGACGAGCGTGCAGTACACGCCGGCCGGGGCGGTCGTGGCTTCGACGTTTGCCGCCTCGAACTACCAGGTGGATACGGTGGGGACGCCGGGGTCGATCTGGCTGCGGTCCGGGTGCAGCTGGCCGGGCGACGAGCTGGAGCCGGTCAACGGGGTGCAGGTGCAGTTCGTGGCGGGGTACGGGGATGCGGCGACGGATGTGCCGCAGACGCTCAGGCAGCTGCTGCTGATGTATGTGGCGCACTGGTACGAGCGGCCGGAGACGGACCCGAGCCAGGGGGAGATTCTGCGGGCGCTGGACAACCTGGTCCTGGCGTACAGGTGGGAATGATCCTTCGACTGGTGTTGAGCGGCCGGGCAGGTTGAGCCGTTCACCCGCTCAGGATGACGACGGATGCGGATTAGCGAGGGGATGAGATGAAGGTCGGACGGTTCCGGGCGCGCGTGGAGCTGCTCGTCAAGACGACGACGGCCGATGGGTACGGCGGGCAGACGGAGAGCTGGGCCCGGCTGCGCTGGGCGTGGGCCGAGCGGCTGCCGCTGCGGGGGCGGGAGCTGGTGCAGGCCGGGCTGATCCTGGCCGAGGGGACGACGCGCTTTGTGCTGCGCTATGCGGAGGATGTGACGCCGGCGCTGCGGGTGCGGGATGGGGCTACGGATTATGAGATCACGGCGGTGACGCCGGACGGGCTGCGGCGGGAGATGGAGCTGCTGTGCCGGACGGTGCCGGAGGGAACGGTTTAAGGTTGACAGGTTGCAGGTTGCAGGTTGACGGGTGGCTCGGTGGCGCAACTGCGTTGCGCTGGGACACCGGCCACGGCGAGAGATAGCGGGGTGAGGCGATGACGGTGCGGTTCAAGATCGAGCTGGACTTGTTCGGGGAGATCGCTGAGAACCTGCGGCCGCAGGCGCTGAAAGTGTGCCGGCAGACGGCGAACCGCATCCGCACGGGCGCACGCGGGAAGATTCGCACGCGGGGCCGGGTGCTGCTGACTTCCTCTGCGGAGCGGGAGCCGGGCGCGAAGCCGAGGCGTTATTGGGCGAGTCCGCCGGGCGGACCGCCGGCTAAGGACACCGGGGAGCTGATGCGGGCGATGCGGGTGCGTAGGACGGGCCGGTTGACGATGCAGGTGGACTTCGGGACGGGCAAGAGCGGCATGGACCACGTGGCGCGCATCCTCGAAGGCGGGACGGCGCGCATTGCGGCCCGGCCTTTTTTCTACCAGACGGTGGTCGAGGCGGGGCCCTTCTTTGAGTCGGAGATGAGCGGCATCTTCGACGAGGCGGCCAAGGGCAGCGGCGGGGAGGTCGCATGATCGAATCATTGATCGTCGACGCCTGGCTGGCGACGGTGTTGGGGGGTGATGCGACGCTGCTGGCGGCAGCCCCCGGCGGGGTGCATGCGGATGTGGCGCCGGAGGGGACGGCCTCGCCGTGGGTCGTGTGGTTCCAGGTGGCGGGCGAGGATACGCGGGGCATGGGGGCGGCGCGCATCATGGCCGATCTGCTGTACGAGGTGCGGGTGACCGGGCGTAACTGCGGTTACGGGGCGCTGAAGGCGGCGGCGAACCGGGTGGATGCGCTGCTGCACCAGGCGGCGACGACGACGAATGCGGATGGGACGATCATCGGGTGCCTGCGGGAGGACACGGTGCGCTTCTCGGAGCAGGACGGGGAGACGATCTACCGGCACTTAGGGGGGACGTTCCGGGTGCTGGCGCAGGCGTGAGGACGGTTGAAGGTTGGCAGGTTGCAGGTTACGGGGATTGCTTCGGGACTGCGGTCCCTCGCAATGACGGATAAAGGGAGGTAGGGAGATGCCAGAGAGAGCAACGACGTTCCAGACGGCGCAGATCGGGCTGGAGAGTGCGGCGGGGACGGCGGTGGCGGCCGGCAAGCTGCTGATGGCGTCGGAGGTGAGCCTGGCGATCAAGAACCAGGCGGTGGCGTTCCGGCCCGGCGGGCAGAAGTTCATCACGACGGCCTCACCGGGCAAGGAGTGGTCGACGGGCAAGTGGTCGATGGGCGCGGTGACGTACGACGAGATCGTGTACTGGCTGAGCGCGAGCCACAAGAAGGTCACGGCGGCGAGCGACACGTCGCTGGGCAAGCTGTGGACGATTGCGCCGGCGTACAACGATGCGGACACGATTGCGACGTACACCATCGAGGTGGGGTCGGGCGTGCGGGCGCACGAGGCGGCCTACTGCATCGTGCCGGAGTTCAAGATGCACTGGGACCGGGACAAGGTCACGGCGGACGGGACCATCCTGGGCTATGCGCTGAGCGACGGCATCACGATGACCTCCACGCCCTCGGCGCTGCCGGTGGTGCCGGTGCTGCCGACGCAGGTGAGCCTGTACCTGGCCGACACGATGGCCGGGCTGGCCGGGGCGACGGCGATTGACCGGGGCTTTGCGGTGGACTACAGCCTGGCGGACCGCTTCGGGCCGGTGTGGCCGCTGAAGGCGGCGGCGACGAACTGGCCGGCGCACGTGGAGACGGTGCCGAAGGCGACGATGAAGCTGCTGCTGGCGGCAGATGCGACCGGGATGGGGCTGCTGACGCAGATGCGGGCGGGCAGCACGAAGTACCTCCGGGTGGACGCGGTGGGCGCGACCATCGAGAGCGGCAAGACCTACCAGCTGGAGCTGACGGCGGCGCTGAAGTTCACGACGGACCCCGACGAGTTCACGGACCACGAGGGGGTGTATGCCATCGCGTGGAATGCCGAGGTGGCGTACGATGCGACGGCGACGTATGCGATGCAGTGGAAGGTCAGGAACACGACGGCGGCGCTGTAACGAGTTGCAGGTTGCAGGTTGGCAGGTTGCAGGTTACGGGTGTTCGCGAGCCAACACGTTTGCGCGCAAACACGTCAGGGGGAGGATGCATGCCGGTACGGTTGTTTGATCTGAAGCGGGGGGAGCGGGAGCTGGTGATCCCGGTGCTGGAGGAGGAGACGCTGCGCGTGATCTACCGGCCGGGGGTGGTGACGCCGGGGTTCGCGGATGCGTTCTGGTTCCAGCCGGCGGAGTGGATCAGCCAGGTCGTGGTGAGCTGGGACCTCCTGGGGGATGACGGGCTGCCGGTGCCGCTGCGGGCGCTCGACGAGGAGGGGCGGCCCACGGACGCGCCGAGCGCGGAGCTGCGGGCGGTGCCGACGGATGCGCTGATGTTCGTGCAGCGGGCGATCAACACGGACCTGCTGCCGGGAAAACGGTTACGGGGGACCTCCACGCCTGGATAGAGACCAGCGGGCAGATGGGCAGCTGTCCGGACTTTCACCTGCTCTTCCGGGCGGCGAAGTTTCTGGGGGTGCCCCCGTGGGAGTTGGCGGCGCAGAGCCAGGCGTGGCTGGAGTGGACGCTGATCGAGATGCAGATGGAGACGGTCCGGCCGAAGTGGGGGCTGGACGAGGACGGGTTGACAGGTTGACAGGTTGACAGGTTGCAGGTTGCAGGTTACGGGGTAGAGGGGCAGATATGGCGACCAGGGGCGCGACGATCAAGGCGGTCGTGACCGCAGAGACCACGCAGGCCGAGGCCGGGCTGAAGCGCATGCACATGCAGGTGCAGGGGTTCGGGCAGGTGACCGGCGGGGTGTTCGACGGGCTCGGGCTGGGGCTGAGCCGGTTTGCGGGGCCGGCCGGGCTCGGTCTGGCCATCGTGGGCGCGGGCAAGCTCGGCATCGAGATGAACCAGCTGCGCCAGCAGTCGCAGAACGTGGAGCGGCAGCTCACGGCGTATGCGGGCAGCGCGGGGCAGGCCAAGGCGGCGACGGACGCGCTCGTGGACGCGACGGACCAGGGCGTGAGCCGCATGGATGCGCAGCGGATGGCGGCGCAGTTGCTCGGCATGGGGCTGGCGGAGACGGCCGACCAGGTGTACGAGCTGACCCGCATGGCGGTGCTGCTGGGCGACAAGACGCTGAGCGTGGAAGAGCGGATGGGCAGCTGGAACGCGATGCTGGCGAACCAGTCCATCGAGCGGCTCGATACGTTCGGGATCTCCTCCGGCCGGGTGCGGCAGCGCATCGATGAGCTGATGGCGGCGAACAAGGGGCTGAGCCGGGAGCAGGCGTACGTCAACGCAGTGCTGGAGATCGGCGGCGAGAAGCTGGACGCGGTCGAGGCGGCCGGGGTGGAGGCCGCGTCGAGCGTCGATAAGGTGACTTCGGCGTGGGAGAACCTGCGGGTGGAGGCAGCCAAGGCCATCAATCTCGATCAGGCGCTCGGCGGGGTCGCATCGTTCATGAACGGGCTGAGCGAGGAGATCGCCCGCGGGCAGGCGCTGCAGAGCAACGAGGCGGCTGTGCGACTGGAGGCGCAGAGGGCGCAACTCCAGGAATTACTCACCCTGCGCGACCAGAGGGATAACTGGCGCGGCAATCCCCGAATGTTCTCCGACGCGGGAGGGAATCTGGATCGGCAGATTGCCGATATGCAGAAGCTGGTCTCCTGGACGGAGCTTTACGGTGATTCAGCGGACGAGGTGGCGTGGAGTGTCAATCAGCTGCATACGGCCGCCTCGTGGCTAGCGGACACGGAGCGCGAGCTCACCTACGCGCTGGAGGAGGGCGATGATGCCGTCATCGCCTGGGCCAAGGCGGAGCGGGATGCAGCGGCGGCGGCCTACGAACAGGCGAAGGCTTCGCTCTATGCGGCAGTCGGTGTGTCTCGGATGGGCGAGGATGCCGACATCACGCGGATCAAACTGCTCGGCCTGGCGGAGGCGAACCGGGAGGTGGCCGCGACAGCCGCGGCGGCGGGTTCGCTGCGGAACTACGATTTCGACCTGGGGCTGACCGAACGGATGGCGGGCGGCCGGGGCAGCACTGCGCCGGCGCCGAAGCCCGTGGTCGGCTCCAGGGCGTGGAACGAGCAGCAAGAGGCAGATCGCAAGCGGGCCGAGTTCCTGGCGCAGAGCAACAAGACCGTGGCCGAGAGCGCGGCCAGCGACTGGTCGCGCGCGATGACGGATGCGGCGCGCGATTTTCAGGGGGAGTTCAAGGGCGCGCTGGACGGGGCGATCCGGGACTCCATCGGGCTGGGCAGCCTGCTGCCGGGCGGCGGGGAGGACCCGAACGCGCCGGGGGCGAACGGGGCCTTCGAGGCCATCTTCCGGCTGCAATCGGTGGCCATCCACGGGACGGGCGGCGCGAACGAACAGGAGTGGGCGGCCATGTACGGGCTGGACCAGGCCGGGGCCGCGGAGGTGGTGCGCAGGTTCCAGCAGGGGCTGTGGGACGAGTCGGTGAAGCAGTTCATCAACTTCGACCAGCTGAAGGGGCAGATTCAGACGCAGCAGATGGCCGGGGCGCTGATGGACCAGCTGGCGGCGGACCTGGCAGCCGAGACGCAGGGCGATCCGAAGCTGATCCGGGCGATGCTGGGGCTGGGCGGCGGCGGCGACCAGGCGGGCGGCGGGCAGCTCACGGGGATGGACCTGAGCGGGTTCGTGCCGGGGTTCCTGGCCGGGGTGGACAAGGCGCTGGCCGAGGATGCGAAGGAGCTGGAGGCGCGCGGGGAGCAGTTGTTTGACAAGCTCGGCGGCGGGTTCGTCCGGCGGGCGACGGAGTCGCGCGTGTTCCGGCAGGGGGTCGAGAAGATCGTCGAGAGCGTGCTGGCGGAAGGGCTGGAGGACTGATGGGACATCCGCAGTACAAGACGAGCGCGGGGGCCTCGCTGGCCGACGTGCCGGCGGCGGCGCTGGGCAACTTCGGGGCGAACGGGAGCGGGCCGGTCGTGGTGGACCCGGAGCCGGCGGGCATCGCGGGGGATGGGACGCCCTGCGGTGCGGTGGGGCGGCCGGTGATCCGGCTGGCGCTGGAGTTTCTGAGCGGGGCCGGGATGGACTGGTGGGCGGACCTGTTTGCGTCACGGACGGCGCTGACGGCGACGCTGTGGCTGGAGGCCTGGGACCCGCGGGCGGCGGCCTGGGTGACGTACACGGGGTTATTGACGCGGCCGAAGTTCAACCGGGTGGACCCCGGCAACAGTGCGGCGGCGACGCTGTTCTACGACGTGAGCATCGAGATGATCGAATGCGTGGCGGCGTGAGGAATTACGAATTAGGAATTAGGAATTATGAGGTGACGGGGTGGCGCTGACGGCGGACCAGGTTGCCAACACGATTGCGGACGCCTTTGACGTGCGGCTGCGTTATTTTGCGGCCGGGGCGGACTATGACACGCTGACCCTGGCGCACTACGAGTTCGGCAGCGCGCCCGTCGGCTGGACCATCAGCGGGGACACGATCACCCCGGCGGGCGGGTGGACGGAGGTCACGGACCGCATCTTCGGCCGGGGCAGCCTGGTGCAGGAGTGGAGCGGGGCGGCCGTGCGCTGGCACACGGAGCTCCAGGGCGTCAACTACCTGGCGGACTATTTCGCGGTCGACCGGGCGGTGCTGTGCCTGCGGCGGATCGTGCGGGGAGCGTACGACTCCGGGTGGGTGGTCTGGTGGCTGGGCTGCATCGAGGCCGGGCGCTGGCGCGACGACTACCGCAACGGGTACGGCTGGCAGCGGTCGGTCCGGGGGACGGACGCCACGCTGCGGCTGACGGACGCGCCGCGGATGACGGCCGGGCGGACGAATATTGCGGAGGGGGCGAGCGCGAGCGCATCGGAGACGCTGGCGACGCCATCCGTCGAAGCGGCGAACGGGGAGTTCGTCGGGACCACGGCCAACGTGGCCGCGGGCAACGTGGTGGACCAGCGGCTCAACACGGTGTGGATCAGCCAGGACCCGCCCAGCGCGACGACGGAGACGATCCTCTACAACGCGCAGCAGCCCAAGATCGACGAGGTGTTCTTCGCGCCGATTGCGGGGTTCGACGCTGACAAGGCGTGGTGGGTCGAGATCGTCAACGCCTCGACGAACGATACGGTGCTCTCCATCTGGGACACGCTCTTCGTGACCTACACGGCGCTGGGCGCGCACGTGGCGACACGGTTCCCGGCGGCGGGCAACCTGGAGCCGGGCGAGCGGCTGATCATCTGCGGCAACCGGGCGACGTTCGAGGCCCTGACCGGCGGCGCAAAGGGGGCCAAGACGGTCCTCGCCGCGGACGAAACTCCTTACTCTTACGTGGTCTCCTCCTGGACGGAAACCTCGGCCGGCTCCGGGTTCTACACGGCCAACCTGGGCACGACCTGGACGCGGCAGACGCTCAATGCAACGGGCGGGTATGCGATGCTGGCGCCGCGGTATTTCAGCGCGTGGACGGACAAGGACGGGGTGAAGTGGGGGACAGACCGGGCGTTGCCCTCCGGCGTGGTCGCGGCGGAAATCTGGTCCGGGGCCACGGTGGATATCAGCACGCTCACGGACGGGCAGAGCATTCGGCGGACGTACACGGGCGGCGGGACGGGCGCCAGCAACGAGGATACGGAGACGGCGGCCGACTGGCAGATCGAGACGTACCCGACGCCGGGCGACAAGTTCAGCCGGACGCGCTTCGACTGGCTCCTCGTGACGCTGCCGGAGCACGTTTCGACGCTGGGCGACAATATCACGACGAGCTCGACGGAGATCGCCATCGACGAAGGGACGCTGGGCTGGCCGGAGAGCGGCGACGGGGTCATCGAGGGCGACACGTTCAGCTACACGGGGCGCACGGCCACGGAGTTGACCGGCGTGACGGGGCTGGCCAGCAGCCACACGGCCGGGGCGACGCTCAACCCGTATGCGGGCGGGGCGGCGCAGACGGGCTGGCACATCACGAGCGTGCAGCTGCGCCGGCGGCCGGGCACGGCCTACGTCAAGCGGTGGGAGCTGTGGGTCAGCGAGAGCGCCGGGCCGGGCACGCCCGACGGGGAGGACCCCAGCGACGTGCTGTGGCGGGCGGACTATGACGAACCGCATTACGGCGGGTCGAACCTGAACGGGTTCACGGGGCTGGGCGGCGGGCCGGACCTGGGGGTGCAGCTCGCACCGGACACGGGCGGCCGCTGGGTGCGCTGCCTGCTCATCAACATCCTGGAGATGTACCCGGAGACCGGGGAGGTGAGCGGGGCGCGGGCCAAGCTGAACGAGGTGGAGCTGACGCTCGACGAGATGACGCTGCCGGACCAGGGCGTGACGAGCCTGCCGGGGGTGAATGCGGGGCTATTCGCCGGCTACCTGGTGGAGGAATACTCCTGGCTGCAAGCCTCGGATTTCTACGATGCGACCCAGGCCGGCTGGGGCGAGATCGGCGCGGTGGCGACGGCCATCCAGCCGCTGCCGGTGGTCCTCGAGGACCTGGCCAACATCCACGGCTGCGTGCTGCTGTGGGGGGTGGACGGGCAGTTGACCTGGCTGCGCGATCCGTGGTGGCCGGGCGGGATCACGACGCATCCGGACTGTGCCGAGGGTCCGATCTACCGCTGGGAGCCGGGCACGGTGCGCGGGGAGATCGTCTTCGAGCAGCGGCAGACGGATGTCGCGGGCGTGGCGGTCACGGCGATGGACGGGGAGGGCAACCCGCTGGAGCGGGTCACGGCGCCGCCGGGCGTGACCGGGAGCGGGGTGCGCGAGTTCACGGGGCTGACGGTGGCCAGCCAGGATGCGGCGCGGCTGCTGGCCTACAAGCTGGAGCTGCGGGAGAAGAACCAGGAACGCGGCACGCTGACGGTGCGGGGCATCGGCGAGTGGTGCTGGCCGACGCAGGTCTATTACGTCGAGTGGCCGGACGGGACGGCGCGCGGGACCTGGATTGCGGAGCGGGTGACGTGGAGCTGGGCGTTCGGCGCGGCCAAGCAGTGGAGCTGCACGCTGGACCTGCGGCGGATGTACGTGGGGTGAGCGATGGGTGAGATCAAGCGGCTGCTGCAGGACCGCTTCGAGACCCGGCGCAGCCAGCTGCCGGCGCGGGTGACGTCGATCCCGCTGGACGCCGACGGGAAGGGGCTGGGCTACGTGCTGGCGGAGATCGCCGGCAACCCGGGCGTGCGGGTGCGCGTCGGGCCGAGCGACAACTATTATCCGGGCGACTGGCTGGCGGCGGAGCAGATCGGCGGCGGCGCGGGCGCGCAGTACGTGGCACGGGGGTATGTGCCGGGCAGCCGGCCGCAGTCGGGCGTCTGGGAGATCACGACGCCGACGACCATCGGCACGGAGGTCTTTGACGCCGGCGACGTCGTCCACGGCAACCCGTATGACACGCACTGGTGGTATGACTACTCGGCCGGGCGGTGGTACGTGCGGCAGGGCTCGACGACGCACGGCGCGCTCGGCTTCCTCGCCGACACCTACGACTATGCGGTGGACAGCCCGGCGGTGGGCTTTGCGTTCGGGGACGAGGTGGCGACCTGGCTGAGCGGGGACGATGTCAACGGGTTCCGCATCTTCTCCGGCAGCACGCAGCGGGTGGCGCTCAACCCGGACGGCAGCGGGTGGTTCGTGGACCCGGCCGTGTTCGCCTGGGATACGAGCGGCAACCTGGCGCTTGCCGGCGATTTCAAGGCCAACTCGCTGCGCATCGGGCCGCAGCACGGGCCGACGCTGTTCGGCGGGGTGGTCACGGATTACGATGACGCGGGGCAGCCGCTGCCGGACGCGCAGCAGGGCGGGCACTTCGGGCTGTGGATCGAGGATTACTACGGGCGGCGGCGGGTCGCGCTGCTGACGGGGACGGCGGATTGGCCGGACCAGCCGGCGCTGTTCGTGGGGGCGGTGGACGATGCGAGCTATCTGCGCTACGAGGGCGACCGGCTGACCGTCAAGGGGCGCATCATCGGCGACGAGGGGGAGTTCGCCCGCTTCCAGATTCTGGAGCACCGGCTGGAGTCGGTCAACCAGAAGATTCGGCTGATTGCGGAGGCCGACGACGAGTTCGGGGAGGGGCTGGTGCTCGTGACCGGGCCGACGACGGCGGACGCGGGCACGGTGCGCTGGAATGACCCGGACCCGCCGCCCTCGCGGCCGAACTACACGCTGGGCATCAAGATGTGCTACTACGACGACGCCTACGGCGGCTGGGTGATGCAGAGCCAGACGACGACGCCGTACGGGGATGACACGAGCCCGACCAAGCACGTCTGGATTTCGGGGACGTGGGGCAGCACGCAGAACACGATGGAGTTTGACCGGGACGGCTTCCTGACGGCGCCCTACCTCAAGGCCAACTCGCTCGGGGGATACGGCAGTCGCCTGGGGTTCAGCGATGTCGTGTGGACGCGCCGGTTGGCCGGGCTGACGATCAACACGAACCTGGGCGGGGTGGCGCGCGTGAGCGAGCACCAGGGCGGGTTCACCGGCGCGCCGGCGACGCAGCTGCCCGTCAACGCCGCGGAGGTCACGATTGCGCTGCCGCACGAGCGGCCGCCGGGCGTGAGCGCGCACTACCTGCGCAAGCTGATCATCAAGTGGCAGAAGACGATCAGCGGGGCCTATTTCGAGTACGTCAAGGTGCTGCAGCGCAACACGAACGACGGCACGGTCACGGAGATCGTGAGCTATGCCGACCTGCGGCAGGCGGACGGCGCGGCGCGCTACACCGACACGATCATCGACGACACGACCACGCCCGCGGACATCTACCTCGAGGCGCATCTGGATTTCTTTCTCGTGCTCAAGACGGCGGGCGTGTCGAACGCGAACCATCTGCTGCTGCACCATGTGGAGATGACCTACAGTGACTCAGACACCCTCACGGTTTAAGCTGCTGCTCGCCGGCGGGCTGGCAATGCTGCTGCTCGGCGGCCTGGCCTGGTCGCTGGCGCGACCGGGGCCGGAGCCGGAGCCGGAGCGCATCATCAGCATCCTGTCCGGCTCAGCGACGCCGCGGCCGGCGTACTACGAGTCGGAGGCCTACGGCACGCACGTGCCGCCGACGCGCTCGGCCACGGATCCGCTGAGCACGCCGGGCGCGGGACGCCGGCAGCCTTACGGCATCATGGTCGGCTCGTACCTCGACAGCGTGTGGGCCACGGAGCCGACCGGCTGCACGGGCCTCGCCTGTACGACGTCCAACATCAACTGGGCGGGCATCGATGCCATCGTGGACGCGCAGCAGGCGCTGACCGTGACGTATGCGGACGGCACGACGGGACCCTCGCCGGTGGGCCTGTATCTGCCGCCGAACTTCATGGACGCGGAAGCCGACAGCTCGTGCGGCTCCAGCAGCGACCCGTGCATCCGGTTGTTCCTGCCCAGTTGGATGCAGAACGCGACCTATCAGAAGACCTTCCAGAACACGGAGGGCTATCGCACGGTCTATCCGGGCGGCGGCGCGACGCCCTACACGGAATACTCCAACAAATACTACAACGCCTTCACCTACTCGACGACGGCGCTCAACCGGTTCGGGCAGATGTTCGAGGAGGCGGCCGCACATTTCGCCGGCCGGGTGGACCTGGTCATCATCAACACGGGCTATCAGCGCGAGGCGCAGCCGTCGAAGAAGGACACCAACGACATCGGCACGGAGGCGCAGCTGATCAAGAGCCACGAGATCGGCGTCATCAGCTGCTCGGCCTACCGGGAGTGGGTGGAATACCTGGTCGAGGACGCCTATGCGGCCTTCAGCCCCTACGGCATCCAGGTGCAGCTGGCGCCGGGGCCGAACCCGTGTTCGACGGGCAATGCGCAGAGCTGGCGCGCGTACCTGGACGGCGCGCTCGATCCGGCCATCGGGTGGTCGATGAACGCGAACAACCCGGACCGGGCGGATGCGGACAGCGAGCCGGCCTGGTACAACGCGGGCTATCGCTGGTACTCGACCTCGCGCACGATGCTGGCCAGCGGGCGGCCCGTGTCGCACGAGTCGTTCCTCTCGCCCTCCAGCACCATGCCGGACGGCGACACGGACCCGTGGCGCTACCTGTACTGGTCGCACCTGGTCACAGGCATGATCGGGCAAGACTCGATCCGGGACAACCAGTATTACATCCCCTTCCAGTCCGACCTGTCGTGGGAAGTCGTCAACCGGGTCCTGGGCCAGCAGCCGGGCCGCCTGGGCTACGTCTTCCGGGGGGCGGAGTTCCCGTCGTACTCCTGGGCCACAGGCTACGGAGCCAGCGGCTACCAGGACGGGTTCGGCAACTGGCTGACGCTCGCGGAGGCGGACGATTACGACCAGGCGTGTGCGCCGTGGCTGGTGACGCTGGCCGGGGCGCGCAATCTGGCCGCTTCGGGCAGCATCTCGTATCTGGCCTGCCGCTCGGTCGCCTCGCAGAATCCGTACGCGACGCCCACCTACGTGCCGCTGCCGACGCCGGCGATCACGCCCCGCCCCACGGCCACGCCGGACGACCTGGTGGACCTGCGCAACCGGGCGTTCAACCGGCAGACGCTGGTGTTGGACGCGACGGGCACGCGCGCGGTGATGACGCTGACGCTGGCCGGCGACCATCCGCAGTACGGGGCGGCCCACGACGTGACGCTGCTCGTCGAGTACCTGGACGTCGGGACGGACGGGTTCAGCGTCGTGCTGCCGACTGCCTCCGGCGTCTACACGGAGACGATCTCGAAGGGGGACACGGGCCTCTGGCAGCGGGACAGCTTCGACCTAGAGGCCATCGCGCTGCAGAACACGCTGCCCGACGGTGCGTTCCTGCGCATCGTCAACGACGGGACGCAGGCGGAGTACCTGCACGCGGTCTACGTGGACATCGGCAGCCAGGTGGGGGTCGATCCCACGGCCACGCCGAGCGCGACGCCGACGGCGACGCCTACGGCGACGGCGACGCCTACGGCTACCCCCACGGCGACGGCCACGCCGACGGCGACCAGCACGCCGCTCTACACGCCGACGGCGACGCCGACGTATGGGCCGGGCACGGAACCCGGCCCGCGCTTCTCGGAGGCGCACCTGCTGCCGACGCTGGACTGGAATCTGTCGGGCCGGGTGGATGGCGGCGACGCGTGGATAGAGATGTACAACACCAGCCCCAGCGCGGTCGACATGGGCGGCTGGCGATTGGACTTCTACGTTGAGGGCAATCTCGTTGAGTACACCTTCCCCTCTGGCACTTTCATCCCAGGCGGCGGCTACAAGGTGTTGTACGCGTCCGACATCGCTGGCCTGACCTGGCCACCGCCCTGGCTGACGCTGAACCTTTGGAACGCAGAAGGTGTCTTCGTGCAGATGCTGGACCAAACCAGCGCCACTAGCGGCCTAAGCTGCGCCCTGGCTGACCCCGCTGCTATCGGACAGTTTGTGGAATGCACCGACGGCTACACGCCCACGCCCGGCCGGGCGAATTAGGAAGGGAAAAAGGAAAAAATGGAACTGACAGACACACAGGACATTGCGATACAGAACCGGCTCGCGCAACTGAGCCAGATGCGGGCCCGGCTGATCGAGCAGGCGAACCTGGAACTGGCCCGGATCGACGCGCGCATCGATGAGCTGCGGCTGCTGCTGCAGGGGGACGCGGATGAACAGCCCGGACCCGCTGAGCCTGCCCCACGCCTGTAAGGGGCAGGCGGAGGTCACGGCCTCGGCGCTCCGGGTGCGCGGGGGACCGGGGCCGGGCTATGCCCAGATCGGGCGGCTGCTGGTGCGGGGTGAAGTGGTGGATGTGTGGGCGGCGGGTGGGGTGTGGTGGCTGGTGCAGGCGGCCGATGGGTTGACGGGGTGGTCGCACAGCGAGTGGCTGCAGGCGGTGGGGACGCTGAGACCGTAGGGTTTTCGGACGCGTGAGAAAAAGAGGCCCCCGGGGATGAGCCGGGGGCTTTCGCATGTGTCAGTCAGTGGTCTTGCGGGGCCGGCCGCCCTTGCGGCCGTTGGCGGCGCTGGATGCTGCCTTGCGCTCGCTGCGGATGGAGCCGAGTTGAGCGGCAGCCTCGGACCGCATCAGCGCGGCCACCACCTCGCGCTGCGGCAGAGTGCGGATGCCGCCGGCGTTGCCCTGCACGTAGTTGCCGCTGGCGAGCTTGATGAGCGCACCGCTATCGCCCACGTCGCGCCGCACGACGCCGAGGGCTTCCGCCCCCTCGGGCAGGGGCATCATGCCCCAGTACAATTTCCAATTGCCGGACTTGGTGACTGTCAACATGGTTTACCTCTGGTTGCGCCACGTCCGCAAGTCTTGAGCGGAGCGGAAAAACCTATAGCCGCCAACGACCTTAACCTTGTACGGGTAGTCGCGGGCCGCATCCTTGAGCGCAGCGCGGTACTCTTTTTCGGTGCGATAGTTCGAGCGAGAGATGTTCATGCCTGTCTGCTTTCTGCTGGCCCTTGGCCCGGTCAGCGGGGCGTCTGCCTAGAAAAAAAGAGCCTCGGTTTCGACGTTGTACCAATCGCTGTCCATCCAAGCCTGTTCGAGCAGGTCGTCGCCGCTGATGCCTTCGGGGTGGTCTACGATTGCGAAGTTGATCGTGATGCCAAGCTCTTTGGCGGCGGCGTAAGTGTGGTGTCCGTCGCTCAGGATTGCGCAATCGTAAGCCTTGACATCCCAGGCAACCAGCGTCACGCTCTCAGTGTTCGCAAGCTCGGCCATCTTGTCGTTGATGATGCTGTTATCGAGATACCGCTGGCTGCTAATGATTGTCGTCATCGTGCTCTCCTGTGGTGGGTCGCTGTCTTACTGTCTTATGGCTTTAGTATAAACCTAACGTTAGGTTTTGTCAAGGGGTTTTCTGCGCTCTAATCTAACATTAATCCTCCTTTAATCTGGTGTTCTAATTTTAGAACAAGAAGGGACCCTGGGGAATGCGTCTCCCAGGGGCTTTTGCTTTTCATAATCCCCACAAACGGCCCTAGAACGGGCGTTTGGGCGGGGCACGTCAATCATACGGCGATGCAGCGTTGCGCTGCGCTGCGGCCCTGCCCCGCCCTGCTGCGGGGCTGCTAGACCAGGGCGTCGAAATTTAGCACGGGTGTACGGGCGGGAGAATGGCCCGCACACCCGGACGGTCAGAGGGTGGGGATGGCGACCTGCGAGAGGTCCATCAGGCGGTCGTTCAGGACCTGGATGCGCTCGAGGCTGCCGGCGAGGTCGAAGGCGTACTGCAGCAGCGCCGGCGTGGCCTTCTCCAGCGCCTGGTCGAAGTTGAGGCTGCCGACCGGTTCGGTGAGCAGGACCTCGCTGGTCTGGCGCTTGCCGAGGCGGCCCCAGTCGCTCTTTTCGTTGATGGCGGGGGCAATGTCGGCGACCTTGCGCAGGATGGCGAGCGCGTCCTGGGCCTGGGTGAGCAGGGGCAGGGTCTCCGCCTGGTTGGCCAGGGCGATGATGTCGGCGATGAGCGCCTCCAGGTTGGCGATGTTGCCCTGGACGGCGTCGAGGTTGATCTCGTAGTCATAGCGCCACCACTGGCGGCCGTCAACCCAGCCGGCGACGCGCTCGTGCCGTCGCTGGAGCTTTTCGAGGTCGCTGGTGGCCCAGGGGATGGGCAGGCCGATCTCGACCAGGCGCTGCTCCCGGACGGCCTTCCACTGGTCGAAGTTGCCCTTGTCCTTGACATCGTAGTCGTGGGTCTCGGCCAGGGCGTTGGCGATCTTGCGCTGCAGCGTGGGCAGGTCGTCATCGTTGCGGGCGCTGGTGCCCCACATCCTGGTGGCCATAGCGGCCCAGACGTTGCGGTCGTTGGCCTGCAGGGCGGCGACGATGGCCGCGGCGGTCGGCTCGATGATTTCGGCCTGGATGCGCTTCTGCTCGGCCTTCTGGGCCTGGATGTCGGGATCGGCGCGGGTGGCGGCGGCCTTGGCGGCCGAGCCGCAGGTGCAGCGGTTGCCCTCGCCGTGCAGGCAGATGACCTCGATGTCGTCGTACTCGCCGCCGGTGGGATGGAGCACGGTGGCGCCGGGGTAGATGTTGTAGCGCAGGCGCAGGTTCGGGCAGCCTTTGGTGAGGACCTGCTCCGGGTGGGGGACGCTGGTCATGGCGGAGTACTGCTTATAGGACAGCTCCGCCGGCGCGACGGGGATGCCGGTGACGATGGCGGCGGCGGCCAGGCGGGCGCCCTCCCAGAGCTTCTGCTTGCGCTCGTTGCAGGTCTTCGAGGTGCAGCGGTAAGCACCATCTCGCTTGATCCGGAACTCGCAGACGTTGCAGGTGGGCGCCTTGACGTGCGGGTCGTCGAAGGTGTAGCCGAACCACTGGTTGGGGATCGCAGCGGTGGCTGCCTGGACGATGCGCTCGACGTCATCCCGGAGCATGTCGGAGGAGTACTGGTGGGACCGCGCGACGATGTCGGCGGGCTTGCGTCCGTAGCCGTTCTCCCGCTCGTAGGCCTTCAGGCAGGTGGCCGGCAGGTCGTACATGGGCAGGAGGGCGGCGGCCTGGCGCTCGCTGAGCTCGCCGGCGGCGAGGCGGTCGAGGACCTCGGCCGGGAGGCGCAGGAGACGGAGCTTGTTGGCCACCGTCGACCGGTTGAGGCCCAGTTTTTCCCCGACTGTGTCCTGGGTCCAGCTGAACCCCTTCGCCATCCGCTCGATGGCGCGCGCTTCTTCGACGGGGTTGAGGTCCTTGCGCTTGGCGTTCTCGGACCAGGCGAAGAGGGCCATCTGCTCGTCGGACAGCTTCAGGACCTCGCAGGGCATCTCGGCGACGACGTCGCCGGCGGCGTGGAGCTGGCGCCAGGCCCGGAGGCGGCGGTGGCCGAAGGCGAGCTGGAAACGGTTTTGCCCGGCGACGCCGCGCACGACGGGCGGCTGCAGCAGGCCGTTCTGGCGGATGTCGGCGGCCAACTCGTCGATGGCGGCCGGGTCGTAGGTGGCGCGGGTCTGATAAGGGTTGTCGTCGATCAGGTCAATCGGGACTTGCATGATGCCCTCCGGTGTTTGCGCGCAAACGTTGATTGCTGTTCAGCGGGGCTGGCGCTCGACGCGCCACCCGTTGCCGAGTTCCTCCACCACTTCCCGGTCGGGTGCCGTAGGCGCGGCGGTCGGCGTCGCGCACGGGGACGGGGCCAGGTCGAGGAGCCACTCCACCGTCCGCAGGCGGGCCGACAGGTCGCAGATGATTTCGATCAGCCGCCGGCTGCCCAGCAGGGCCAGCTCCGTCGCGAGGCTCTCCGGCTCCAGCGGGAGCGGGGCCGGGTTCGGCGGCGGGTAAGGCTGGGACTGGATGATGTTGGTCACGGGTCAACTCCCTGTGGGTGAGGCCGATGACGGCCAGGATAGACGACGCCAGAATCAGGCAAAGCAGGTTGGGAATCAATGCTGGATGATCCCTTCGTAGCCCGCCGGGACGTAGGATGACGCTCCGGCGGGTTCGGCGACGCCCCAGGCGACCAGGTCGTCCGGGGCGACGCGGCCGGCGAGTAGACCGGCTTGCAGCTCGGCGGCGGTCAGGTTCTCGGGCACGGCCCACTGGCGCAGGCGCTTGACGAGCGCACCCACGCCCACGGGATCGCGGCCGGTCCGGGCAGCCTGCCAGGCGGCGACATGGCGGGCGACGGTCTCGAAGCCGAGCCCGGCCAGCTCCGCCACGATGTGCGGGGCCACGCCGGCCGCGCCGAGCAGTTCGGCGGCGTCCGGGTCCGGTTCCCCCACACCCTCTCCAGAGCAGCAGCTAGGTTTAACCTGCTGCTGCTTGCTAGTATTAACTAATTCCATACTCGCGGGTGCAGGGGGGATTTGAGCGTCGTCACGCTCAGATTCGTCAGCGGCAGCGCGCCCACCGGGCGCGCTTTTCGCAGTGGAGC